ATGGCTGGTCTTATGGCTGTTGTTGCCGTTGCCGTGTTTGGTCTGTCATGCGCTGGTTTGCTGGAGAGTTTTATCCCAGGTGCACAGTTGGCTTGTGGTCAAGCGGGCGCAATCGAGTTGATCAAGGCGTTTATAAGTGCCTTAGTCGTCAATCAGGCGATATATTCCGTAAGCCCATAGCGACCACTTGTCGGGGCGGTGTGGCTGCTCTCCTCAGCCCGCCGCCCCATATAAATTATGATTCTCGGTAACGATATTTCAACCTATCAAGGCGAGCCGATAGACTTTCACAAGATGAAAGCTGCCGGCTGCCAGTTTTTGTATATCCGCGTTGGTGTTGGATGGAATAAGGACGCGCGTTTTGAACAGAACCGCAAAGGCGCACGTGAAGCCGGTATCCCGTTTGGTACTTACTGGGTGCCGTATCCGTCTAACACAACCGGCGCGCTTCTGGAAAACTATGCCTTTCTTCATGGTGGCGATTGGGGCGACTTACCGCCTGCGATTGATGTTGAGACATCCGGCTTAGGGTTGGCTTTATTCATCTACTGGCTGAATTTCACCGAACCGCTATGGATAAAACATATCGGAGAGAATGCGCCTGCAATCCGTAAAAAACTGGTGTTCTATACAAGAGCCAGTCATTTCAACGGCTATGCCAACACAAACAACTATAAGCAGGAACTTGGACGGCGCACGAATCTATGGGTTGCACATTACACATATTCACCGGACAAAAAACCAACACTGCCAAAAGACAGCTGGAGCGACTATCTGATACATCAGTATAGCGCGGATGAGAACAGTTTAGGCGCGACCTACGGCGTGAAGTCAAAAGCCATTGATATGAATTACTGGAACGGATCAGAACTTGACTTTTTCGAGTGGTCGGGCGTGATTGCAGGTGAACCGACCGAACCACCCCCACCTGTTCAGCGATATGTACGCGTCAAGGTGAACTGGCTATTTTTCCGAAACAGACCGGAGTTTTACAGCGGTGATGGTGTGGCAGTCGGTTATGGTGTTCAGCTGAAACTGTTAGAACCCGAACCGATTAACGGACTGTGGCATGTTGAGCTGGATAACTTTGATGGATATGTTTCAGCGGGAAGCAAGTACACGGAGCTGGTTTGAGTGAACTCTCTTATCCCATCTATACCATCGACCTGCTTTATCGCGTTGATATGCGTTGTGATGGTATGGTGCGCTGGAGCTATGAGCGCATGATTGAGAGAACGGCGGTTTACTGCGAATGGCACGAACCGCAGTACATCGAGCAGTTAGGCATGGAGATAAGTGCAGGCTGGTGGATGTCTAAACTTGCTTTAGACGGATTGATGGAGTACGAGTGGCCGCAATGAGTGAGCTATTGGATCTGACACCAAACGAGATAGTCGCGCTTGATTATGGCCGGAAACAGGATTTGCTATTGATGATAGCAGGGCGGTTGCTGGAATTGAAAGCCGAGTTTGTACAGGTGAGTGGCAGGTATGCGGAGATAAAAGCGGAATTGGATGCGCTTAAGCACGTGGCAAGTATGGTGCAGAGTGAGTTAAAGGCGACACAACAGGCGAGCGGTGGAAGTAAATACTAACGATCAGGGTATTTTAGGGAAATATCAGGAAGTTTTTAGCAATTTAACTAAAGACCAGTTGCGTCTTGTTGTAGCAATGCAGGAATATTCCAGTAAAAAAGATGCTGCTGAATCGTTGGGAATATCTGCAAAAACTGCATATAACTGGGGGTCTGTGATTGACGAAGCCGTAAAACTATTGACGTTGGATATAGTTGAATCGGCAAAACAAATGCGAAAATCAGCTCTTGCCCGCGCAATAGCCGTAAAGATAGCCGGATTAGATAGCACGGATGAAAAAGTCCGACAAGCCGCTGCATCCGAAATTATCGAGTGGGAGCTTGGAAAAGCTAAACAGGCATTAGAGCACACCGGCGAGGGTGGCAAACCAATAGAGATCATAGAAGTGGTAAAACATGGCGGAACTGTACAAGAGGATTGATAACCGCGTCCGTGTTGATTTTGGCGACCATGCCGGACAGACTACGGCATGGGACAGTTTCGCGCGGTTTGTGTTTATCATATCTGGTACACAGTCGGGAAAAACTTCATTCGGCCCCTGGTGGTTGTGGCGTGAAATCGAGCGCTGCGGTGAAGGGGATTATCTGGCAATTTCTGCCAACTACGATTTGTTCAAGCTGAAAATGCTCCCTGAAATGCGGGCTGTTTTTGAGCAGCTTTTCGGTTGGGAGTATGCCATAGTTGATAGGGTTTTCAAACACAAAAACACGCGCATTATTTTAAGGTCGGCAAACGCGGCCGGTGGGTTGGAATCATCCTCAGCAAAAGCGGCCTGGTTGGACGAGTGCGGTCATCCAGACTTTGAACTGGACGCATGGGAAGCGGTGCAGCGGCGTTTGTCACTGTCAATGGGGCGCGTGCTGGGTACAACCACGCCCTATAACATGGGCTGGCTAAAAACAGAGGTGTATGACAGATTCCGTGCTGGTGATCCAGACTTTGATGTGATCCAGTTTAAGAGCATCATGAACCCATCATTTCCACGTGAAGAGTACGAGCGTATGCGTGACAAAATGCCGTTGTGGAAATTCAAGATGTTTTATGATGGCGAATTTGAAAAACCGGCTGGACTGATCTATGACTGCTTCATTGATCCTTTACATACCTGTCCGCGATTTAATTTACCTGACAGATGGCAACGATATTTAGGGCTGGACTTTGGCGGGGTGAATACGGCAGGTGTGTTTTACGCAGAAGAGCCACAGACGAAAAAACTGTACCTGTACCGCGCTTACAAACAGGGTGGCATGACAGCGGCTGAACATGCGCGGGCGTTGTTGAAAGGTGAGCCGATGATCCCGTTCTGTGTGGGTGGATCGCAGTCAGAGGGGCAATGGCGGAATGAATTTAAAGCAGCTGGACTGCCTGTAAGGAAACCAGACATCAAAGAGGTCGAGGTCGGGATTGACCGCGTTTATGAGGCACACAAGAAAAACGAGATCATCGTGTTTGATGACCTGGCTGGCTATCTTGATGAAAAACACACCTACTCTCGCAAACTGGATGCGAGCGGAGAGCCGACAGAGACCATCGAGGATAAAGAAAAATATCACTTCATGGACGCGGAGAGATACATCATCGGTTATCTAAAGCGCAAAGGATTTGGCATGAAGTCATCAAAAATTGACTGGTACAAACCGCCGAGTAAACACATAGAGCAGGCACAACCGGCGCGGACAGACGCAGAGATAGAGCGCCTTTTGGAAGGAGCATAACATGAGCAGCATTTTTAAGCTTGACGAATACAAACAATATGAAAAACAGTGGATGAGCCGCATATCCGAGTTAAACAGGCGGGCAAGTTACTATGACGGATCTGTTTACAATGCCGCGCGTAAACAGCTGGACTGGCTTGCGCCGCGCTTATACAAGGGCATCAAACCGCTGTACCTGCCGTTATCGCGTGCGGTGGATGTGGACGCAGGCATCATACCAGGAGGCTGGGAACTACCGCCCGATGAGCCAAACGCTGAAACATGGCAGTCGGCAATGGATACTGTTTTTGACTGGTCAAACTGGGATACTGATGGTGTGTTGTACGTGCATTATGGTGCGTTATATGGTGTGAGCGGCTTAAGAATTTCAGACATGCGCAATGAGGGCATGGTCATCGTTCAGCCTGTTGATCCCATGTTATATATGCTGGTTGATCAGAATATCTACACGCCTGATGTGCAGATGGCGCTATGGGTGGAAAAGCGCATAAACAGCATGGGAAAAGAGTACGAATACGCCGAGGTGATCACCCCTGAACTGATAAAAACCTACATGGACGGCGAGCCGTACGGATATGAGGACAGGGATCCGGAATACAAAAATGAGCTTGGTTTTGTGCCGTATGTTGAAATCAGACATATCGAAACTGGTAAAACTTTAGGCGAGTGTACATTTCAAAAATCGATTGATTTACTGGATGAAGTTAACGAAATCGCCTCATACCTGGCTGACATTATCAAAAAGAACGCCGATGCGCAGTGGGCGATTTTCGGCGCTGAACCATCCGACCTGCAACACTCAGGCGAAGTGGTATGGTTCTTCCCACAGGGAGCAGATGCTAAACCACTTGTACCAGGCATAGACATAGATGGCGTGCTTGAGTTTATCAAAGAGATTTCAGCCAACGTCAACGCCTCACTGCCTGAACTGGCATTTGACGATCTGAGACGAAAGGATCAGATTGCAACAGCAACCTTAGAGTTGCAATTGATGGAACTGGTGCTAAAGGTGAGGCGCACCCGTCCGAACTACGACAGGGGATTGACGCAGGCGTTACGCATGGCAGGGCGGGCAGCTGCTACTATGGGGTTGTCAGAAATCGCTGTACTTGATGATGAGGAACTGCGATTTGATGATCAGCGCGAAATCCTACCGTCTGATCCAGAGCAGTTAATAAAAATTCAGATGATGGAGCTGGAACTGGAGCAGCTGCAGAACGCGACCATCATCGAGGGAGCGAATGCCTGAAATTCGCCCGTCTATGCAGTTTATCGGCAAAATGCGCCGACTTGACCAGTTATATCTGGCATCGGTGCAAAAAGTTTTGCGTGATTTCAGACGGATTGCATTAGATATCCTGTACCGCGATAAAGTGCGCATGACAACCATCCAGCCTATAAAATCAGAGCTGTATAACGTTGAGTCGCGCGTCACCAACATCAGTTATGAGGTATCACAGAAAATTGACGAGCATGTGCTATGGTACATGAATCAGCAACTTGGTAATTTGCGCAGGGTGGAAATTCCGCACCTGCCGACTGTTCAGCAGTTGAATCTCAACACCTACACAGAGCGCAAACAGGCGTATGAGGGCACGATATTACAACCGCCGAAATGGATAGCCGAACTATCTCAAAATCTGGAGCTAAATTTAACCCGCCTGGCGGTGGCTGATACGCCGATTGAAGCGGTTGTTGACAGGCTGTTATCAACCACTATAGCAGACGGGCGGGCATCGGTTTTGCGGGTGGCCAGTGCATCAGCGAGTACATGGGCGAAAGCGACCAGCTGGACATCGGCTATATTGGCAACGCGTATCCTGTTTAAAAACACACAGACAGTAACCCGCACGGTGTACATGAAACAGGCCATAGCAGCCATTGACCAGGTGACAACCGACTGCTGTCTGAGGGTACATGGACAGATACAACCGCTGGAAAAACCATTTATCTTGGATGGTACGCCGCGTTTTGCAGATAAACTGGACTCGCCTCCGTTCCACTGGAATTGCCGCACGGCCATGAGTTTATACACCGAAAAGATGGAAGAAAAAGGCATCACGACACAGGAGATGGTTGACGCGGCGCAGGCAGAATTACAAGCCAGAGAAGAAGGCGGACGTGAGACGATATGGCCGTCCAGTTCAACGAGCAGACGATGAACGAAAAAGACATGCGCGAATTTATGATGATAGTCAGACAGGCGCTTTTGATGATATGCCGATGGATAGAAAAAAAATATGGGTTATACAGTAAATAATATGATATAATTCAATTACTGAATTTTACAGCAATCCCCGCGGGGCTTGCACATAACCAGAACAGTCTATTAAGCCCGTTCTCTAACGAGAGCGGGCTTTTTTGTTTGCCGCGCCGCGTAGGGCGTAAAAAACGAAAGGTAAAAACATGAGCATTTTGAAACTTAACAACCGAATGTACGACACAGACGATCCGCCAGGTGATCCACCGCAGGATGCCAAACCTACAACAGATGACAAAGATCATGATGATCTTGATAAAGTAAAAGAGAGCATCCCTTATGAGCGATGGAAACCTATCTATGACGAATCGAAAAAGCTAAAGGAACGCATAGAAGCCATTGAAAATGCGCAAAAAGGCGAGCAGGAAAAGGCGCTTAAAGAGCAGAACAAATGGAAAGAGCTTTTCGAGGCAAAAGAGAGAGAAGCGGCGGAACGTGAAAAAGAAATTATCAAGCTTCGGGTTGCACAGAAAAAAGGTTTACCTGCCGATTTAGTTGATCGGCTGGTAGGCGAGACAGAGCAGGAACTTGAGGCTGATGCCGACAAACTATTAGAGTTTGTCAAACCAGGTGAACCACCTGGAACGCCCCCCCGTAAAAAGGGCGGGCAGCCTGATGTACTGGATATTAAATCCATGACACCAGAGGAAATCCGTAAAAATGCCGACAAGCTGTTAAAGCAAGGCATGTAAAACCGGCCACGCGGCGTGAGCGCGTAAAAAACGAAGGGCTGAGAACAACTAACTTTTAGAGGTGCAAAATGACCATTAGTTCAATCACAACCTCACAGGTTGGCGATTCGATACCCGTTATCGTAGCCGCGCAGGCTTTGGGGTATCTGAAGGCTAACACTGTGATGTCGCGCTTAGTGGCGCGAAACTGGGATAATGAGGTTGCCAATTTCGGGCAATCCATCTACATCCCCTATGGCGGCTCACTGACCGCTAACCAAAAAGTCGCTGCAACAGCGATCACACTCAACCAGGCTGACGATGCAAAATACACTGTCACCCTCAACCAACACTATGAAGTTTCATTCCTGATTGAGGACATCGCGAAGGCAATCGCCCGCCCTGACTGGCTGGCGACCTATACCGACCAGGCTGTTAAAGTGCTTGCGGAAAAAATTGACGATTCCCTGACCGATCTGTACTCCGGTTTTTCACAGACCATCGATGCTACAACCGGACTGGGCGAGGATGATTTTCGCAATGCACGGCGCTACCTGAACAGCGCAAAAGCGCCCATGTCACAGCGCGTGGCAGTCCTGCATGAAGATGCAGAGTTTGAGGCGTTGGGAATCGAGCGCTTAGTCAATCGCGACTTCGCGGAGTCATTGGGACGCATGGCAGCTGACAGCTATGTCAGCCGCTTTGCAGGCTTTGACATCTTTTTAGATCAGCAGATTGAGGTGTCATCCAGCGAGTGCAAAAACATGTTCTTCCACCGTGACGCGATTGTGCTGGCTTCACGCCCGCTGCCTGCTGCTCCCGCTGGTGCAGGTGTTTTGCAGACTGTGATGGACGAGGACGGTTTAGGGCTGCGCGTGACCATGAGTTACGACCATGACAATCTCGGCATGAAAGTGACCGTAGATTGTCTGTGGGGCGTGGCTGAAATGCGCGACAACCACGGCGTTGTAGTTTCAACATCGGAAATCTAATTAACAGGGGCGGGGTAAAACCCGCCCTAAAGGAGTTTTAACATGTCACCTATAGGATCGACTTTTCAGAGCTATCCAGAGCTGAACATCGATGCCGTGATTTCCGTTGGAGCAGAGGGAGCAGGTTCGATTATCAACGTTGCCGTGCAATTGGTTGACAAAGATAACGGAAACGAACTTGCTGAACGGGTGGGCGTACTCGGCTACCTGTCAGATGATGCCTATGGAAACAGCATTGTAGCATCAGCGCCGGACGGTGGCTGGGCGATTGGCACAGACGGGCTTTTAATCCCGATTGTGACCAACAAAGCCGCCTGGTTTGTAACGGAAAATGACGGCGATCTGGACATCAACATCACCCATGCTGGAGCAAACAAAACCATGTACCTGGTTTTAGTTATGCCAGATGGTCAGTTGGTGGTATCCAGCGCGATAACTACATCAACCCTGATCAGCTAAAACATGCCGCGCCGCTTTTTCATGCACGAGCACATGCACAAAGGCAGAGCCTATAAAGAGGCTTTAGAGCGGCGCGGATACGTTTTTACAGGCAGATCAACGTCATGTGATCTTATGTTTTTAGATCACGATATAAACTCGCTTGGATCAGGACGCAGGAATCAGGTTTATACCAGCTATGAGCGCAACATTCCGCTGTTTTTATATCCGCACTCAGCCAGACCAAACATCATGTATGACATCTGGCGACCGTGGCGATTCACGAAGGCAAACTTTGTTATCGCAGAGGGACACGCGGAAGTCATGCGGCGCATAGGCTACCCATGCCCGCTTGAAATAAGCGGCTGGACATATACAGATATTCTGCCATTCAGAGAAAGTAAACCAGATGAAAAAATAAAAGTTTTATTCGCACCCATTCATCCAATAAAAAGTGGTTATCTTCATGAAGTTGACAGGGAACTAAATTTTCAGGTTTTTAAAACACTGCTGGCTATGCCGGATATTGACATAACTGTGCGCCATATCGGACGGCTTGAGGAAAATAAACTGTTCAGATCACCGCGAGCGCATTTTATCGAAGGACAGCCAGACGGCACAACGGCGGAGATAGAACAGGCGGATATTGTCATCAGCGCATACACCCATGCTTACATGACCGTGGCGTTGGGTAAACCGCTCTTGATGATGGGCGAGCGTGCCAGACCGCATGCAGGCAATCAACTTTGGACCGGCTGGGGTGAGCAGTGGGAAAAGTACAAGGATTATATGACCTATCCGTTTAACGTTTGTGATGTCGTTGGCGAACCTAAAAAAGCGCTTGAAACGATGATTCAGGCAATGAAGCCAAATAAAAACGTGGAGAAATGGAAGAAGTTATTTATCGGCAAACCGTTTGACGGGAATTATTTTGTTGACCGCGTAGAGGCATATTTATGATCAGCATCATCATACCAGCCTGGACGGATAACGGCGACTATCTCACGCCATATATCGATTCCATCCGCACACATGAGCCTAAGGTGGAGATTTTGGTCATTGACAACGCATCAAAAAAACCAGTCAGTCCATCAAAAGATTATCGGCTGTTCAGGCGCGAAGAGTCTATGAGCTATGCAGCTGCATTGAATTATGGTGCGGATAACGCACGCGGCGAGTGGCTGATTTTCTCAAATGACGATTGTTTGTGCACAGGCGAGTTTACCAAATTGATGCGCAGCCTGGATAAATTGACATTATACGGCGCTGAGATCAGGCACAAAAAACCAGCATGGGGAGCGGATGTAACCGTTGATTATGTTTATGGATGGTTGCAGGTCATGCACCGGATAGTTTATGAGCTGGTCGGAAAATTTGACGAACGTTTAACGGGATTTGGGTTGGAGGACATTGATTATGGCTGGCGTGCGAGTGAGTATGACTTACCTGTAAAAGCAATAGATCTGCCATTCAAACATCTTGAAACGCACAGGCGATGCGAGACGAAAACATTTACGGATGAGATGGCGGACGCAAAAAAATATTTTATCGAGAAAGTTAAACGGCATGATACAGCCATTTGATATAACAAGACCTTATCCATTTGTTGGACATATACCGTTCGTTTATTTTCTGGTGCGAGCTATCAAGCCAAATTTAATTGTTGAACTTGGCACGCATTCAGGCAATTCGTATCTGGCAATGTGCAAGGCTGTTCATGACGGCGATCTGAAATCAGAGTGTTTTGCAGTTGATACATGGACAGGCGATTTTCAGAGCGGATACTACTCGGAAAATGTGATTGAGGATTTGAAACGAAGACATAAAAAGTACGAGTCATTTTCAACCTTGATGCGCATGACATTCGATGAAGCCGTCCATCTTTTCAGAGACCACTCTATCAACTTGCTTCACATTGACGGACTGCATACTTATGAAGCGGTGGTGCACGACTTTATAACCTGGCAGCCAAAACTGGCTAAAGATGCGGTTGTTCTCTTTCATGACATAGAGACGCATCGTGATGGATACGGCGTGCATAAACTGTGGAGTGAGCTGAAACAAATTTACAAGACGGACGAATTCAAACATAGTTTTGGACTGGGTATTTTGTACTGGGGTGAAAAACCTAAACAGATGGCAAAAATCAATTTTGAGTATCTTGAGAGTGTTGGGAAACTACTATTAGAACAGGCTGAGAAAGGAGCACTGTAATGGACGAGGAAAAAACATACTGGATCGTAAATCCGGCGGGTGCAATTCACAACGTAACACGTGAACACGCAAAGAACAGGCTAAAAACACCGGGCTTTAGACTGGCAAGCAAAGAAGAAATCGCAAAATTACAAGAAGCCGGCTTTAATCAGATTTGGGATAAGCCTATCTGTCCGAAATGGTCGTCTGAGCCGCCAGAAGATCAGGAACTACCAGAACCGCCCAAAGTTGAGAAACCTAAACAGGCAGAGTAATGAGCGAGCGCAACCTTCTAACCAATGGGAGGTTTTTGCAGAACCTGTCAAACTGGACGGCTGTAAATGCTGAATATAACGCTGGCGATGGTGATGATCATTACGGCGTGGCGGTGCTTGATACCGGAGGCGGGTATATATCAGCAACATTTGCAGTACCGCGAGTGCGGTCATATTCCCTGCATGTGGCTGTAAAAGCAATCGGCGCGGCATTGTCTGGTACACAATGTCAGCTTGTCATAACGGATGGCAGTGGTAACACTGTAAAGACCCAAAACCTGACTGGTACGTCTGATACCTGGACAGATAACGACATCACTGTTGGACTGGCAACCGGCACAACCTACACGCTGAAAATCATCAACAACAGTGCAGCTGGTGATGTGCGCATTGATGATGTATGGATATGGTTTATCCCCATGACCAGAGCAGCCATTGCAACTCGCATTGACGAAAAACTTGGCAGATTGTCCGATGATAGAAGCCTATCCACCACAGCCAGCGGAGCAAAAACCGAAGGCGATTACACCTATACCATAGACGCAGGACTGCGAGCAGTGGGCGCAATCAACCCAGAGACCGGACAGGTGGATGTCAGATATTTAGACGCAGAAAACCTGCAAACCGCGCTGGATTTTATCGAGCGTGAAATGCTGAAACAGTTATCACTGGATTACGCGCTTGAGGTAGATGTTAGAGTCGGGCAGCGGTCTGAGAATCTGTCACAGATAAGCAAGGCGCTGAGAGAGACCACCGGAGGCGCACAGGGGTCAAGCGGGCGGGTTGTGGTACGCAAATTAACACGACCAGAACGTGAGGATTATCAACTGTGATTGACATCAAGGAAGGCGATATTTTGGTTGTGGACAGTGAAGAACATCCGGTTAAGGCTGTTGAACTATGGCCTAAAACCCACTTTCACACGGAAGGTTTTAAGCGCATGGCGAATGTTACCGCCTCAACAAAACGGGCAACCTTAACAAGTGGTAAACGTGGTTTACCGGTTGCCAAACTGTCGGGGCTAAAATGCACGCCGCTTGATCCAGTCTCAACGGATGTAATTGAACGGTTGGCGTTGGAATCGCCTGTCAGGTTAAGAGAAACCTTTATTGCGGATGACACCGGATTTGTGCACGTCATCATAGAGGATTTACAGCATGCCTGAAACTGGATTGAGTATGACCGGATTGCAGGAAGCACAGGCGGACAACCTGAAACGGTTAGCCGCGTTGAAGCCGTCCGGTGAATTGGGCGAGGGTATCAAAGAGGCTACGCTTGCCGCGCACAGATACGCCGTCCAGATAACGCACGTATGGCCGATTTTAGGCGGTGGACTGCGAGCCAGTCATCGGGTTGAGATGAAAGGACTGATTGGACGAGTTTACATAGACCCATCGGCTGTTAATCCGCGCGGGCAAATGCCATCTGTGTACGGATTCTATGAGAATCGGCGTGGTGGATCTCATGCGTTTTATGACCGTACGGTTGATGAATACGGCGGTAGGGCAAGTGAGATAGTCATAGCACGGGTAGAAAAGGCAATGTAATGGCAACAGCAAACAGGGAAACAGGACGCGATGCGCTGGTCAGTTTACTGACAACCGCACTGGTGGGAACGGGTAAACCGGCACAGGCAATATATGGTTATCTGGTCGGTGATTTTGATAGCCAGTCACCGGTGGTAATCGTCGCCAGCGACAGCACCGAAGAGGATCAACGCACAACCTCAACACGCAAGGAAAATAACTTTTATTTCAACATCCACACCTTCACCGTATTTGCACAGAAAAACGATGCAAACTGGACGGAAGCGCATGTTGAAGACCGCCTTGACCTGTTGGAAAAAACCATCCGCGAAACCATATCAGACAATCGCAGCACGGTTAACTGGTCGTTTATTGAAATTGACGGACGGACAACGGTTGATAACGTACTGGTCGCTGGTGAGGAATATCGGCATGAGGTCATTCCGGTCAGGATGGTGGTTTATGACAACTAAAAGAATTATCTATAAAGGCAACGGTTTTTTTATCAGAAAGGACGTGAAAAATGAGCGGTGTAATACCACTAAGTAAAATCCAGTTTGGCAGAGAGAGTACGCTGGGGACAGAGGTTGATGCAGCCGATATCCTGCGTGTAGAGGGCGCATTTTTAGACGACCAGCGCGAAATCCAGTTTGTACCGGAGAACGTTGGGCTGTTGGTTGATCCCGACAGAACAACCATCCCGTTTACAGCGGGTGCAATCGCAATCCCTGAAAATAACCTCACGTTCGAGCAGATTCTACATATACTCGAAATGGGCATCAGGACGGTATCAAGCGTACAGGATGGAGCTGGGTCGGGTTATATCTGGACCTACAATCTGCCTACAACAGCGCAATTAACCCCAAAAACCTACACGTTTGAGGGCGGGGATGATGAGCAGGCATCCGTTTTGGCTGGCTGTTTCGTTGAAAGTTTCACCATCTCAGGCAGAGCCAAAGAGCCATTGAAATTTACAGCCAATATTTTTGGAAGGCAAGTCGATGATACCACTTTCACAGCAGCATTAACCATCCCGACTGTTGAAGAAGCACTATTCCAGAAATGCAAGTTTTATCTGGATGATGCCGGTGACGGGTTCGGTGCAACGCAAGTCGAAAATTACCTATTGGGTTTCACGCTGAACGTCAATACCGGATTCAAGGCGCGTGCAACAGCAGACGGCAACCTGTACTACTCATACCTCAAACAGACTAAACCGGAGTTTAGTTTATCGCTGATGGTTGAACATGACAGTTCAGCAGACGCGGAGATAACCAAAGCGCGGGCGCAAACAGCGCGGCTGGCAAGAATACTTTGTCAGGGATCAGCCTTGACAAGCGCTGGAACGACATACACCTACAAAACGTTGATCATCGACCTGGCTGGAAAGTACGCAGCTATCCCGCCGATTGAAAACGATGACGGCAGTTCAGTAATGAATTTCACATTGAACGGGCGCTATAACAGCACAATCTCAACAATGGGAAAAATCATCGTGGTAAATGAGACGGATGATTTAGACGGGAGTGTTAGCTAATGGAAATCGTATTCAGCCCGCCGAGTAGAAGCGATCCAGGTTTTCTGAGACGGTCTAAGATCATTTTGGAATTCAGACAGATGCAGACTGTAAAACCATCACCCGAGATGGTTGAAAAGATGGTTGAGTTTTTACTGCAATATGTCAAAGAGCCCAAAGACCGTGATGAAGCGCGTGAGGCGCTTTATGACGCATCAGAAGAGCAGATTTACGAGCTGATCAGTTTAGTAAGCGGAAAACCAGAGGAAGAAAACCCTACTACAGCGCAGACGATGAACGAGCCATCGAATACTGCGCCAGAGGAATAAAAAAATATAACCTGCCCATGTGGGCTGCGATTATCGAAATGGCGCGTGATTTAGGAATCCCGCCCTGGCAGGTTGAGGCGGAATGTTCTGCCGAATGGTGGTTCAGATACTGGGCGTATGTGAGAAATATGAACAAGGCTACTAAAAATGGCTAAGAAAAACGAAATCCAGATCATCATATCCGCTGTAGATAAGGCATCCAAAGAAATCGGCGGGATTGATAACGCTTTAGGTAAACTCGGCAAAGCGGCTGCCATTGGGGGGGCTGCGGTGGCTGCTGCTGGAACTGCCATAGGTATAGCCGCCTTTAACTTAGCTAAAGACGCAGCGCCAATTGAGGGAATAAAAAACGCTTTTGACGGATTGACTGAATCTTTCGAGGGCGGGTCTAAAAAAATGCTTGAGGCTCTTAAAGAGAGCTCATACGGCATGGTCAAAAATTCAGACTTGATGATGTCATTCAACCAGGCTGCGCAACTGGTCAGTAAGGATTTTGCGCAGCAGCTGCCAGACGCAATGAAATATCTATCGAAAGTCAGCGCGGCAACTGGTCAGGACATGAGTTTTATGATGGACAGCCTGGTCAAAGGCGTGGGGCGCATGAGTCCGATGATCCTTGATAACTTGGGCATCCAGGTTGATCTTGCAATGGCAACCGAACGGGCAGCGGAGATGTTTGGCAAACAGGCTGATCAATTATCCAAAGCTGAACTACAAGCTGGTTTGATGAATGTGGTCATGGAAAAGCTACAGCAGAACACCGCTGACATGCCGGAAGTTACTAACAATGCAGCAACATCTTTTGCGCAACTTCAAACAAAGATGGCAAACCTAAAAGAAGAAATCGGCTTAAAACTACTCCCACTATTTTCAACCATAGCCAACAAATTGATTGAGTTATGGGATAGACCAGAAACACAAGCCGCTGTTGACAAATTGATGACATGGATAGGCAATGTCATTGGCGATGAAGATAGCGGCTTGATTGGCGTAATAACCACACTAACTGACGGCGGTGTTGGCGTGCTGATAAAAGAAGCGTTTGGTTTTGAGGGTAATGACAAGCTGTCAGACATGATTGATAAAGTGCTTGAACTTGACTCTGGAACAACCGAAGAAAATATGAGTGAAATAAAGGGAATTTGGGAAAGATATTTTGGTGTTGACGGGGAATACATACGAATAGTCAGCGGTTTTGTAGATGAATTGACGCGATTGGGCGAAATTGCACAAGCTGCACAACAGGGTCAATGGGAAAAGGTCGGGCGGTTAATTTATGATGCCATTTATGGCTGGACAGGCAAAGTTACTACAAGATTTGAAAACTGGCTAACTGAGTTAATAGAAAAAATTAAAAAGATGGATTGGAGTAATGCAGGCGCTGGAATAGTTACAAAGATAGGGGAAGGCATTGTATCAAAATTCCAGTGGTTCATTGACAATGTAGTAAATCCATTTTTAGAGATTATGAATCGTATACAATCCGGTTATAGTTCACAAGGTGGCGGAGGTGTGCCATATAATCCGATTCCTGGTTATCAGCATGGCGGTTCATTCATCGTCCCAGGCAGTGGGTCAGGGGATAGACCCTACACACTCGGACTAGAACCAGGCGAGCGGGTGACAGTTACACCGCGTAATCGTGCGGGTGGCGCACTCAATCTAACCGTAAACATCAACACGCCTGTTAATCTGGCAGACCGCTCTTATGCAGAGCGTGAGTTAATGCCCTACATAGAATCAGGCGTAAGACAGATTTTAGCGAGGGCGACATAATGGCGCGATACGGTACATTTGCATACTCAACGCAGTTATATGGTGAATCTGAAAACACCAACTTGCTATGGGCGTTGCAAATTGACTGGGAGGGTGAGGGCGTATGGGCGCACAACGAAGCGACCAGGATGACGCGCTGTCAGGTTGAGCGTGGTGATGATTACTACATTTCAGCCGATGGACGCAGTTTTGAGCCTAAAAAAATAGGCACAGCCATCATCACGGTTGATAACTATGACGGGCGTTATGACCCCTATAATGCCAGCTCCCCGCTTTACGGTTATCTCTCACCAGGAAAATATGTGCGCTTATGGGTCAGAGACGGCATCGGTGGAACTGACTATATCATCATGTACGGCATCTTGCAGGATATCAAACCGATAGGATACAGGCAGGAAGTCGATTTAATTATAGAGGACGGTTGGCGCTGGCTGGCTGATAACGATGTAACCATCGAGATGCAAGAGGACGTTTACGCCGATGATGCCATCGGACTGATCGCGGATGCAGTCGGTTATCCGTATGGCTATGAGCTGGACAGTGCAACGGATCTGATTAACTACTGGTGGACGACAGGCAAACGCGCAAAAGCAGAAATTGAGGAAGTGGCTAATTCGGGTATCGGTCATGTTTATGTGGCTAATGACGGCGTGTTGAAATACCGCGCACGGCAGCGATTTAACGATGCGGTTATGGTCATCCATGAAGAACATCTATTAAAAGATGTGATCATCCCGCAACCGTGGGAGTTTCAGCGCAACGTGGTTAAGGTGGAGTACGTACCGCGTGAACTTAAGGACACGCAGAATGTATGGCAGTACCGCGAAACGGTTTTAATAGCCAACGGCGACACGCTGAATCTTAGAGCCATCTATACAGTTGACAACCGCAATGTGCCTGTACAGGACGTACTGTGTGAGGCGTTTACCGATTACAGTTTCAACGAGTTGGAGAACGGGAGCGGACTGGATCGCACAAACGGATTTGACGTGACAGTTACAGAATATTCAGATTCGGCTGATATCGAGATAGAGAATAATTCAGGTTTTGCGGCTTATATGATTTTGATGAAATTGCGCGGCAAACCGATAATCGAATCGGATGCAACCATCATCATAAAAGAAAATGACGAGGCGGCAACGTTTCCGCGTGTCATGGAGCTAAGTATGCCGTGGACGCAGGACTATAACATCGCACTGGATTTGTCAGAATATCTAATCGACTTTTTAGGCGAGCCGCGTTACTTTCCAACCGTGTTTGTGCAGGATAGACCAGATATCCAATTTGGCCTGGATGTGATGGACAAAATCAACGTGAAACTGGACACATGGGGCATAGACGCTGGATTTCTGGTAGGCGGCATAAAACACAAATTCTTGAGCCAAAACGGGCAGAGTGTTTTAACAGAACTGAAACTATTTCCGATTTACGTGCCAGAGGTTGATGCATATTGGGAGATTGGAGTCAGTGAATTGGGCGTTGATACATACATGGGATTTTAACTATGGAAAAAATTATAACCGCGCGAGATTATGCAGAACGGGCTGGATTTAAAACCGTAAAAAACTACCTTGAACATCTATGCCAGAAAAAAGGCAGGTTGATAGACACGCCGATAAAAGGCGAGCCGACAGGCGAGGTGGAAGCAGAGATCAACTGGGGGCGCTGGATAGCCAGATGTCCAGACTGCAACGGCGCTGAGGATGTTGATCCAGAAGAGCCAATATTCTACTGCTTCTCATGCGGTAATTATAAAAACAGGGGCAAGCCGCGCAAAGTCAAATTCCCCTCAAAAAAAGTGAGAGAAGAGATAGAAGCTGAATTATTAAAAAGACCCATCGAGATAAAAAGCGGCGCAAATGAAATTGACAGACTGGTAAATGCGCAGCCGAAAATCAGAGATGAGCATGGGCTATTATCAAGAAGCTGGACACCAGGCGAAACAGTTGGCGATTTAAAAAAACAAAACAAGGCAATAAATGGCAAGAACTGAAATCCCGTCCTATACCATCAACCAGCTTGTGACCGCCGCGCATGGCAATACCTACTGGAAGGATAACGAGCTGGCGCACTGGAACGCGATCAGCGATCTGGTATATGAATGTCAGCTTATTGAAGAAAAAATTCTAGGTACAAATGGTTATTTTCTGTTCACGAACATACCTCAGACATATACGAATCTGGAGGTCGTGTTGACTGCTAGGGCGGTGGCAACAGCCTCACAGAATTTAAGGCTGTACTTCAACGGGGACGGTGGGAGCAACTATGACTATCAATCCATGATTTCTTCATCAACCACCGTGACGGCTAGTGAAACGTTAAATGGCAGCGGCGCGCTTATCGGGGTCATTCCAGGCAGCGGCGCAACGGCTGGCAAATTCAGCGGGGTGCGGATTTTTATACCGAACTATCGCAGGGGTTATCAAAAGAGCGCGATTGTGACGCATGTATCGCATGAGGACACGGCATCACTTTATACCTATGCAGTGCATTGGCGAAAAACTGAGGCGATAAACAAAATCACGCTTAATGTGCAGAACGCAAACGTCAATTTTGTGGCGGGTTGTGTTGCTTCACTTTATGGGAGGTTGTGATGAGTAGAAGCGCAATCCCGACCTATACAACCAATCAAATTATCACAGCCGCACATGGAAATTCGTACTGGCGGGATAATGAAGCAGCTCACTGGTCATTGATAGGTGATGTGCCACAGGATTATGAACTGATACAGCAAAAAACGCTTGGCATAAATGGCGCGATTGAGTTTACCGGAATCAGCCAGGATTACTCACATCTGGAGATGTTTGTCAGCGGAAGGATGATGGCATCAGCTATTTATGATATTGTATGCCTTAGATTGAATGGCGACACAGGCGCAAACTATGATCATGAAAAATTATTTTATGAAGATTTTTACGAGGGAAGCGGTAGTAATCAGATAGCGCAGACACGTGGATTTATCGGCTGGTATCCAGGACAAAGCGCAGCTCCATCAAATTTAAACGGTTACTCGGTTTTGCACTTTATAAACTACTCTGGCACATCAGGCAATAAAGTCGTTTTGGTTGAGACCAGCTCTAAAACGGGCATCACAACCGGAAAAATGACAGTTGTTTTTGTGGCTAATTACTGGCGCAGTTCAGCTGCAATAACCAAAATTCGATTATACGGCAATACAACTATCAATTTTCAGGCAGGCGCACAGGCAACGCTATACGGGATAAAATGAGTAGAACAGCCATACCAACCTACACGACCTCACAGGTCATAGACGCAGCTCATGCAAATATGTACTGGCGCGATAACGAGGCGGCGCACTGGGACGCGATTGATGCTATAGAAGGCAGCTTTGAACTAATACAAAAAATAACCCTACCATCAGCCGCGCAATTTAGATTTTTGGACATACCCCAAACCTACCGCCACTTGAGGCTTTACTGGCATCTAAAACATAACTCCCCATTTGATGGTTATGTACCTATCCATATCAAGTACAACGAATTTGATGGGACTGGCGGGGGAACATACAACATGACCATTTTACGCGTAGATGATGCGGGCGAGGTGGTGCATATACCAGCGGCCTCAAATTTAACAGTTGGCTGGACCCCCACGCTTGCACATAGCAGCTTATGGGCGAATGGGTTTATGACGATTTATGATTATGCTGGCAGCACAAAAAAGGTAACAGATATGCTAAACGCCTGCAAACAAGGCACAACAACGGATAGAATAGACATTGAAAAAGGCGTATCAATTTGGAGTGGTGCGACACCTATAATAACCATAACCTGCAAAACACAGGACTCGGTCTATTCGATAACCGATTTCACAACAGGCAGCATCATGTGGTTATACGGGCTTTTATAAGGAGTATAAAAAATGACTTTTACATTTACCAGAAAAACTGACAACGTTGATGACGTGATGGCAGAGGACATCAACGAACTGCAATCTGCTATCGAATCGCTGAGCCAGTTATCTGGCGGAATCAATTTACAGGGCGACCATGACGCGAGTACAGAAGCCTATCCCGCCGATCCATCAGCAGGTGATTTATACGTCATCAGCGTGGCAGGGACGATATCGGGCACGACCTATGCAGTCGGCGATTTGATTGTTTATGACGGAGACGAATGGATAAAAATTGCGCTTAGTTTAGACATCAGTGGAACGCTGACATATAAAGGCGTGTGGGATGCCAGTACAGAAGCGTACCCAGAAGATCCGTCCATCGGCGATTACTACATCATCAATGTAGCAGGAATGATAGAAGGTACTGCTTACGTGGTGGGCGACATCATCACCTACGACACAGATGGCAACTGGGCGCAAACAGAATTAGGCGTTGAGGTGGTGCAAGATATTGACGACCTGGGGGATGTAGATACAACGGGGGTAGCTGATGGCAACGCCTTAGTTTATGACAGCGGTACATCCAAATGGATACCAGAGGACAGACCGAAAGTTTATCTGTCAAACGTTGAGATATTTACATCATCAGGCACATGGACAAAACCAGCAGGACTGCACCATGTTATCGTTGAGGTAATCGGAGCTGGTGGCGGGGGAGGTGCTGCCGAAGGTACATCAGCACAGATAGCCAGCGCAGGTGGAGGCGGTGGCGGTGGTTATAGTAAAAAATTTATCGAAGCCGATAATTTGGGATCTACCGAAACAGTTACAGTTGGTACGGGTGGAGCTGGTGGCACTACTCCCAGTAATAACGGATCCAATGGCAATTCGTCAAGTTTTGGCGCTCACTGTACAGCAACGGGGGGAACTGGAGGTACTGGTCAGGCAGCTAACGCAATAGTACCACGTAGAGGCTCACCATCTGGTGCAGGTGGGGCAGGCAGTTCTGGCGATATAAACGCAAATGGCCACGGTGGTGTGGTTGGAGCTGATTTTGCTATCGCTGCTTCAGGTGTTTTGAGCGGCGGTGGCGGTGGGTCAATTTATGGGGATGGCGGACAGCAAAAAGTGTATGCTGGCGCTGGAAACAATGGCGCTGGTTATGGTGCAGGTGGTGGAGGTGCTTGCCAGGTGGACAATGCAACTGATTACGCTGGTGGAAACGGCACGGATGGGCTTGTCGTTGTTTGGGAATATGTGGAGGGATGATGAAAGCTTTAATACACGGCGAGAGAATTTGCCAGATTGAGGAAAAAGAATTTCCTGTAGCCCCTACGTTGAAATGGGTGAATGTGCCAGATGGCACAACCACACAGGATACCTATGTCAATGGCAAGGTGGTGAAATATGTGCCAGTTTTTGAGGAACTGGACATACCAAACCCGCTTGAAATGCGAATAAAGGCGTTAGAAGAGAAAATCACAAAGGTTGAGGCGGATATAAGCACGCTAAAAATCAGCAAGTGAGGCACTATGGTAGGAGAACCGCGCGTAACAGCACCGAAAGTTAATGAACGATTAGATGATCATCTACAGGAACATGCACTTAGATTTAACATCAAACT